CGACGGCATGCGTCTTGCACCAAAAACTAAATTCCTTTATCATGTTGTATTTGAATTAAGTGCAAGTGCTCAAAAAGTTATACCTCAATTAGATCAAAGACATAAACAAGAAATTAATATGCTTGTTAAGTCAGCAGATTTACCTAAGTTTAGTATTCAAACTGCAACTAAAAATATGTATAATCGTAAAAAGAATTTACAGACTAGTATTGAATATGATCCAGTGAACATTACATTCCATGATGATAATATGGGATTGACTACAACATTGATGGAAGCATATTATAGATACTACTACAGAGATGGAAATTATAGAAGCGAAGGAATTTCTCCGCCATACAATCCTCGTAATACATATCAAGGTAAAGAATTACAAAACTATCGTTATGGATTAGACAATGATCATACTGAACCTTTCTTTAATAAAATTACAATCTTTCAAATGGCAAGACATGAATACTTAGGATATACTTTAGTTAATCCGTTAATTACAGGTCTTACACACGATCAAATGGATAGTGCCGATAACAGCACACCTTCACAAAACCAAATTAGTGTAGCATACGAAGCAGTATTTTACAGTAGAGGTCCAGTAGGTGAAAACAGTCCTAAAGGATTTGCAACTGCTCATTATGATAAAACTCCTAGTCCACTAACAATAGGTGGAGGCGGTACTAACAGTCTGTTTGGTGGCGGTGGCGTTATAGGCGGTATTAGTGATGTCCTTGGAGACATTGCTGGTGGACAATTTAATTTAGGTACTGCATTGACAGCATTTAATACATTTAAAAATGCAAAAAGTTTATCAAAAGAAGGCTTGCGAGAAGAAGGATTTAATATCTTGAAACGTACAGTTACAAATATTGGTAGAGAAGGTGTTAGTGGATTAGGTAATATTAGTATTCCAAAACAGTCAGGCAATGGCGGAACTGCTTCAACTACTTCAACAGTAGGAGGCACAGTAAATACTACTAGTGCATTATATCAAGATAAGATACTACAAGCGGCGGCAAAAAATAGTTCAAATGGCCCAGTTGGAAGTAATCAATCAAGTTTACAAGCGGAGCGTAATTCATGAGTAGTAGTTTAAAAATAACACCTGTTGATAGTTCAAACGAAACAAAAGAATTCTTCAACAAATATTTTACTGAAACAATTTCTTATAGTGCAAATCAAGTTGACTCTGTAGTAGGGTTTTTTCTTAAAAGAGGATTTGATGAAACTTCTGCAACAGGTATTGCTACAGTGCTTTTGCAACAAGCGAAAATAGATGAAGTAAATGTATTCACTTTATTAGATACTCTTAAAGGATTAACTGACGTACAAGTTAGTGGTCTAGTTGGTGAAATTGTAAATTATAATAGATCCAAAATAAGTGTTATCGGATTTAAAGTTACTGACATGGTCACGAAGCAAGAGCAACGAAACATAGTGGTGTAAACCATGGGACGTTTTGCTCAAGGAAAATATAATCTAAAAAATCCAGACAAGTATATCGGAAACAGAACTCCTACATATAGAAGTAGTTGGGAATTTGCGTTTATGAAAATGTGTGATGAACATGCTTATATTCAAGCATGGGCTAGTGAGGCAGTAAAAATTCCTTATAGAAATCCGTTAACTGGCAAGCATACAATATATGTGCCTGACTTTTTTATTGCATATGCAAATAAAGGCGGCAGTAGAAAAGTTGAAATAATAGAAGTTAAACCTGAAAATCAAACATTAAAAGAAAAACTTGGGCGTAGCAAACACAACCAAGCGGCATGGATTGTAAATCAAGCAAAATGGGAAGCCGCTAGAGCATGGTGTAAACAAAAGGGTATGTTTTTTAGAATCGTTACTGAAAAAGATATTTTCCATAGCGGCAAACGATAAATAATAGTAGCAGTTAATGGAATATTAAAATGACAAAGAAACTACAAGATTTGCTAGATTTACCAGATTCGAAAAAAATTATCGATGAAGCATCTAATCAAGAAAAGCAACAAAAGAAATACGAAGTTGCTGAGCAAAAAGAAACTATGCGTGATATAGCAGAGTTTGATAAGATTGCTAGTGCGTTGCCTAGTGTCAAAGGACTAGGCGAAAAAGCAGATAGTGAATTGAATGAAATTGCAGATAAAGCACTACAAAGTTATGAAGATTTAATGGATCTTGGTATGAATGTAGAAAGTAGATATAGCGGTAGAGTATTTGAAGTAGCAGGATCTATGCTTAAGACATCATTAGATGCAAAAGTTGCAAAAATGGATAAAAAATTAAAGATGATCGATTTACAACTTAAAAAAGAAAAACAAGATAAAGATCAACCCATAGAAGACGCTGGTATTGTAAACGGGCATGGCGCTATTGTCACTGATAGGAACAGTCTATTAGCGAGATTAAAAGATATGGATAAAGATAAATAGTAATAGAGGATAACCGTCATGAAAACATTTACACAAATATTAACAGAGTCTAAAAAGACTTATGAATTTAAAATTGGTCTTGCAGGCGATATGGCAGAAGGATTTCAAGATAAACTTGAAACTGCTCTTAAAAAGTTTGATGTTGTATCAATGTCAAATGGCAAGAAAACACCTATACAAGAAAGACCACTAGATTTTCCACAGTTGCAAAACATGGAAGTTACATACTATGATGCAGAAGTAGGATATCCAACTACTCCGCAAGTATTACAAGATTATATTTGTAAGTGTTGTGAATGTGACCAAAGTTATATTATTGTAAGAAATGCTAACGATCCTAGAGAAGAATACCAAGCACCAAAAAATAGCGAACCTTACGAAACAAGACTTGATACTTTAGAGATGGAACAAGCAGATCCAAAAGCACAAGATAGTGTTGCTGGTAACAGAGTAATGGATTTACTCAAAGAGTTAGAAGTAGCACGTAAAGAACGTAATACAGATCCAATGGAAGCGGCGCCGCAAGGCACAAGCAAAGACATTGATGATTCAGAAAATACTAAAGCAGTTGTAGGAGGCTAATATGAAAGATCTATTACAAAAATTAACGGACCTAGAGAACACTTTAGATTCAATGGACCCAACACCAAAAGAAGTTAAGCAAATTAATGAAGCGGCTTCAATGAGTATTAATATGTCAGGTGAAACAGCAGATGATGTTGCACGCCTAGTACAAATTATGCGTGACGGCGGAGCACCAGATGCAGGCGAAATGAAGCCAGACATGATGCCACCAATGGGACCACCAGATATGGGTAAGATGCGTGACCTAGTTAAAATGGCACCACCAATTGACATGGACGGAATGGACGGACCACCAGATATGCCAGGCATGGACAAAGGTGATGACAAAGATGCTATTATGGGCATGGATATGGAAGATGACGTAGAAGAAGCAGGCTACGACAACTCACCAGAAGAAGATTATAAAGATCATAACTATATGACTAAAGATTTATCAGGCGGTATTAACCGTGAGAAGAAAGCATATGCGGCCGCTCAAGACGGCGATAATGCAATGGCTGTAGAAGAATTACAATCAGCATTACGTGATGCACTTATGTCTAAAATGGCAGAAACAGATGAAGTAGTTGAAGCAGAAGAAGATGACTTTGACGAATCAGGATGTGTAGGCGAAATGAAAAAACTTATGGCAAGCGGCTGTACTAAAACAGAAATGTTCCAAAAAGTACAAGACGGATACGGTTGCGGTAAAGGTAAATTCGAAAAACTATTCGCGGCACACTGCGGCTAATCCCCCCAAACTATTCAATAGGACCTTCGGGTCCTATTTTTTTCGGTAAATATTACTATGAGCAAATCACTTGACGGCGTATTAATTAAAAAAGCCAATAAACGAGAAACATTTACTAATGATCAAGTAGAGGCGTTACTTAAATGTAGCGACACGAAACTTGGGTACGACTACTTTGCTCGTAACTTTGCATACATACAACACCCTGTTAAAGGTAAACTTTTGTTTGATCCATTTGAATATCAAGAACGTTTATTACAAAGTTATCACGATTATAGATTTAATATTAACATGTTGCCAAGACAAACAGGAAAGACAACCTGTGCGGCAATTTACTTATTATGGTATGCTATGTTTGTACCAGATCAAACCATTCTTATTGCGGCACACAAATATACAGGCGCACAAGAAATTATGCAACGTATTCGTTATGGATATGAAATGTGTCCAGATCATATTAGAGCAGGGGTTACAAACTATAACAAAGGTAGCATTGAATTTGAAAACGGAAGTAGAATTGTAAGTGCTACTACAACAGGAAACACAGGACGTGGTATGTCCATATCATTACTATACTGTGACGAGTTTGCATTTGTACACCCTAATGTTGCCACAGACTTTTGGACATCAATATCACCTACACTAGCAACAGGTGGTCGTGCTATTCTTACATCAACACCTAACTCGGATGAAGATACATTTGCTACTATATGGAAACAAGCAGAAGATAAGTTTGATGAACATGGCAACGAAAACGAATTAGGTAAAAACGGATTTCATAGTTTTCGTAGTTATTGGCAAGAGCATCCTGATAGAGATGACGAATGGAAAAGAGAAGAACTAGGACGTATTGGTGAAGAAAGATTCAAGCGTGAGTACGATTGCGAATTCTTAGTATATGATGAAACCTTAATTAACTCAATTAAATTAGCCACACTAGAAGGTGACACTCCTATTATTAATATGGGACAAACACGTTGGTATAAAAAACCTAGTCGAGAGTTTACATACGCAGTTGCACTTGATCCTAGTATGGGTACAGGTGGAGACAATGCGGCTATCCAAGTATTTGAATTACCTAGTTACGAACAGGTAGCAGAATGGCAACACAATACTACAGCAATACCTGCACAAATTAGAATAATGACAGATATATGTAAGCATATTGAACAAGAAACTGGCGATGCAAGTACTATCTATTGGAGTGTTGAGAACAACGGATTAGGAGAAGCCGCACTTATTGTTATTAATGACTTTGGTGAAGAGAATATACCCGGATTATTTGTAAGTGAACCTATTAGAAAAGGGCATGTACGTAAGTTCCGTAAAGGATTTAATACTACACATGGTACCAAAGTAACAGCATGTAGTCGACTAAAGACCATGGTCGAAAACGATAAAATGATACTGCATAGTAAGCCTATGATAAGTGAACTTAAAAATTATGTAGCCACAGGGTCAAGTTATAATGCAAAACTAGGTCAAACAGACGATTTAATTAGTGCAACGCTATTAGCACTTAGAATGATGGATGTATTGAAGGATTGGGATCCTAGAATCTATGATACGTTTAATCAGTCAGATCAGCACGGAGATTATGTAGAACCAATGCCAATCTTCGTTAGTAACAATTATTGATAAATATTAACATGAAAGACTTAGACAAAATTGGCGAAGAACTGTTTTCTAAACTACGTGGTAGATTTAAAAACATTCAAATCGGAAATCAAGAAGGTGCAGTTACAAATGTACCTGGACAATCTCGCTTTTACGACTTTGCATACGGCAATCAAGGCGGCAAAGTAAGTGTTAGTTTAGATGAAGAAAGTATTGTATTAATGTACAGTGAGAAACTTTTTTCTGAAAACGATACAAGTAATAAGAAAGAATGGTACGATTTTCTAAAAGAAATGAGAGTATTTGCCAAGAAAAGAATGTTAAATTTTGAAGTAAGAGACATACAAAAGTCAAACTTAGAAAAGAGAGATTACAAATTCTTATCTAATAAGAACGGAGATAACACCATGACAGAATCAACAATGTACGGAACTAGCAAAACTAGTTACCAGAATATATCAGATGCAAGAATTTGTGTGAAACACAGTGAAAGCATAAACCAAGAATTAGCAGGCGGACGATCACAAAAGATTGGAAGCATTTACATTGAAAGTGCAAGCGGCGAACGTTTTAAATATCCATACAAACATTTAAACGGTGCAAGAGCAATGGCAAGACATGTAGCAGAAGGTGGCAACATGTACGATGACTTTGGTAAACACATTGTTGGGTTATCAGAAGAAATGAATAAACTACGTAAGTTCAAAACATATATGTCAAGAAGCAGTGTCATGGCTGAAGGTCTTGCAGGATATATGGATGTTGTTAACGAGCGTCTCGAAGCAGTTAAGAGTACAGTAGCAAAACTTCAAAACAAATCACACTACACAGAAGCAACAACAAACTTTACAAGTGTTGTACTTGAAGAAGTACCAGAAGATGTAGCAACTGATTGGACTGCACAACTTACTATTAAACAGTTCAATGAAGAACTAAAAAGTGTGTTCCCATACATTTATAAATTAGTAAGTGAAGCGAATGCAATTAAAGAATTAGGACCTGAAGAACTTTTAGGTGAAGCAGATGACGACAAACAAGATAACGGGACAGATAAAATGGATGTTACTGACTCAGATAAGAAAATGAATACACCTGCATATCAAAAAATGAAAGCAGGAGACAAACGCTATAACGATAAGACTACAAAAGAAGAATCAGCAATTCCATCAGAAGCAGACATTGATGCAGGCTTTGATGAAATGATGGGTCAGTTTAGCGAAAAAGCAAAACCAGACTTTTTAGATATGGATGGCGATGGCGACAAAGAAGAGCCAATGAAAAAAGCAATCGATGATAAAGAAGATGGCGACGAAGACGAAACAGATGAAGGTAATGCATACGCACACGCAGTACGTAAAGCAAAAATGGACGGTAAGAAAAAAGGTGATAAAATAGATCATCCAGATAGTGACGAAGATGATATTACACTTGAAAAAGACCAAAACATACCGTTACCAGAAAAGATTTTATCATTGTTTGATAGAGAAGAAGGCACATTTCCAAAAGGCGAAACAGCAGTACTAACTATGGTTGAAAAAGACTATGGTGAGCAGTATATTGAGCCAGCAAAGCAATTTATTGAAAAAATACTTAGTAAGTATGAATCAGTAATGACTGGTCCAGCAGTACAAGAGATGGAAGCAGAGCATGAGCCAGAGAAGATTACACTGGCTGTAACAGCAGATATTGAAGCAATGAAAAGAGCGGCAGGCATAGGCGAGAGCGAAAGACCTGCTTCGAACACAAAATTAGACGTTAGTCAAAACGATCTTTACAGATTAGCAGGGCTATAATAGTCCTGTTATAAGTTTTATTTCTTTTTCTTTAAAAAAAGACTTGACATTGTTAGCAGTTTAGTATATAATAATAACTGTGCTACTAACAAACTAAGGCACAAAGGCTATAAGGCAATTATATAGGAGGCATTTATTATGGCATCATTAGCAGAAATCAGAGCAAAACTGAAATCTCAAGAAACGAACACTGGCGGACAACGCAGTGGCGGCGGCGACAACGCAATTTACCCATTTTGGAATATGCAAGAAGGACAGAGTGCAACACTCCGTTTCCTTCCTGATGGTAACGCAGATAATACGTTTTTCTGGACAGAAAGACTTATGATCAAATTACCTTTTCCAAGCATTAAAGGTGAACCAGGCAGTAAGCCTGTACAAGTACAAGTTCCATGTATGGAAATGTATGGCGAAACATGTACTATTCTTAACGAAGTACGTGGTTGGTTTAAAGATCCATCATTAGAAGATATGGGTCGTAAGTATTGGAAGAAGCGTTCATACGTATTCCAAGGCTTTGTAACTGAAAACCCAATTGGAGAAGATGCTACTCCAGAAAATCCAATTAGACGTTTTATTATTGGTCCACAGATTTTTCAAATCATTAAGCAGGCGCTTATGGATCCAGACATGGAAGAATTACCAACAGATTATACTGCTGGTGTAGACTTCCGTCTTAACAAAACATCTAAAGGTGGTTATGCTGATTACTCAACATCAAGTTGGGCTCGTAGAGAGCGTCCACTTGTTGATGCAGAAATGAATGCTGTAAACACAAACGGGTTGTTTAATCTAGGTGATTTCCTTCCTAAGAAGCCAGACGAGATTGGCGTAAAGGTAATGCAAGAGATGTTCGAAGCATCTGTTGACGGACAACCTTATGATGCAGATCGTTGGTCACAGTACTTCCGTCCAAGCGGGATGCAAGCACGTACAGGTGATCCAATGGTGGCGGCAAGCCCACAAGCAACCGCAGTAAGTCAAAGTGCTCCAGTAGCACCTACACCGGCACCAGAAGCGGCACCTGCTCCAGTAGCAGAAGCAACTCCTGCGGCACCGGCGACTGAAACTGCACCTGCAGACGGCAATGGCGCACAAGATATTCTAGCAATGATTAGAAATCGTCAAGCACAATAATCAACATAATGTGGGGGATTAATTTCCCCTACACTTTGGCTTAACAAGGAGTAACTATGGCTAAATCGTTCGACGTTAGTAAGTTCCGTAAGGACTTAACTAAAAGCATCTCAGGCATGAGTAGCGGCTTTAATGATCCTACAGATTGGATCTCAACAGGCTCATATGCACTTAACTATCTTATTAGTGGCGACTTCCACAAAGGTGTTCCACTAGGTAAGGTAACTGTATTTGCAGGTGAATCAGGCGCAGGTAAATCTTACTTTTGTTCTGGTAACATTGTAAAACACGCACAAGACCAAGGCATCTTTGTAGTACTAATTGACTCAGAGAATGCACTTGATGAATCGTGGCTACAAGCATTAGATGTAGACACATCAGAAGAAAAACTACTAAAACTTAACATGAGTATGATTGATGATGTTGCTAAAACAGTATCAACATTTGTAGCAGACTATAAAGCAATGCCAGAGGAAGATCGTCCTAAAGTATTATTTGTAGTTGACTCATTAGGTATGTTATTAACACCTACAGACGTAGATCAGTTTAACAAAGGTGATATGAAAGGTGATATGGGTCGTAAGCCTAAGCAATTGACTGCACTTGTTCGTAACACAGTTAACATGATTGGTTCACTTAATGTAGGACTAGTATGTACTAACCACACATATGCATCACAGGATATGTTTGATCCAGATGACAAGATTAGTGGTGGACAAGGTTTTGTTTATGCATCAAGTATTGTTGTTGCAATGAAGAAAATGAAACTTAAAGAAGACGAGGCTGGTAACAAGATTTCAGAAGTACGTGGTATACGTGCAGGCTGTAAAGTTATGAAAACTCGTTATGCAAAACCGTTTGAAGGTGTACAAGTAAAGATCCCATACGAAACAGGTATGAATCCTTACAGTGGTCTTATTGAACTATTTGAGAAACAAGACTTGTTAGTAAAACAAGGCAACAGACTCAAGTATGTTGATCTAAACGGAGAAGAACATATTGATTATCGTAAAGCATGGATGGATGGTGATAAACTTGATTTGATTATGTCGGAATATGCAGACAAAACAGCACCTTTGGTAAATACCGAGGAAGATGATGTAGAAGAAGCATTAACTGATAATCAAATTGAGGAAACAGCCGCACATGAATGAAGAACAAATACAGGAAGTTTGGACCTTATTTAAAGAATATTTAGATAAGAAACATGTAGAGACTGCCGCAGAACGCTATGTTGATTTATTAGCAGACTACGGCACAGACGATCACGTGTTAATAGAGTCTATGGGATCGTGTACAATACTAGACAATGCAATAAAGTATTATCTAGATGATGAAGAAGAAGTACACGACGACGAAGATGGATATGATTGGGAAGAATAATGTGGTATAGTGAAGTATCTAGAAACATAAACAAAATACCAGATGCGATTGCATACTTTGAAGCAGAATTAAATGATGCAAAGAATGAAGTCAAATTAACTGGTAACGTTGAACGTGCTTCTAGTGCTATGCCTGGTTTAGTTGAGCATCGTTTTAATCAATTACAAGAGATCGAAGCGATACTCAATTACCTTAATATTGAACTACGTAGATTACGTAGTGCTTATTTTAAAAAATATCTTGAAAACTATCAACGTGCTTTGTCTAGTAGAGATGTTGATAGATATGTTGACGGCGAAGCAGATGTTGTTGACTATGAAAAAATTATAAATGAATTCGCCCTCATGCGTAATAAATGGTTAGGAGTCTTAAAAGGCCTTGATCAAAAGCAATGGCAGATAACTAATATTGTAAAGTTAAGAGTTGCTGGCATGGAGGACGCATCCGTTTAATGTATACATTTGTTACTAGCCTAAACAAGGCATATTGGAATTCAACTTCTAAAGTTAATATTAATAGTTGGGTAGAATGTTTACCAGAAGATGTAAACATTGTAATTTACAGTGAAGAAGACATTGACATTGGCATCTTTCCAGAGCCACGTGTAAGTTTAAAGCCATTGTATGATTGTAAACCTTTGCTAGAATTTATTAATAAACATAAAGAAGATCCACACTATAATGGTCAAGTTGGTCGTAAGTTAGAAGGCAGTAGTAAGTCTTTTAAATGGCAAGGTATTAAGTTTGCACATAAAACTTTTGCTATATTTGAAGAAGCAAAACTACACGACAGTGGTAAACTGTTTTGGTTAGATGCTGACGTGCTTATGCACAATATGATTGATCATAAATGGTTAGATAATTTATTGCCAGACAATAAAGCAATTAGTTACCTAGGCAGACCTGCAGAATATGATGAATGCGGATTAATGGGATATAATTTAAACACACAATTTGCTAAAGATTTTCTTACAAGTTTTGAAAACCAATACACGGGTGGATTAGAACACCTAAGAGAAACTCACGACA